GCTCAATGATTTCTCAGGCTATTGTAAGTTCACCTCAGTTTATTGCATCCAATCCCGATTATGCAACATTTGTTAACAATGTTTATTTTAATCTGTTAGGTGTTTTACCAACACCAACCCAATCACTACCTTATATTAGTGCATTGGCAACAGGTTCAACAACAGAGGCAGCATTGCTAGTAGCAGCTGCACATCTTACTACTTTCCAACAAACTATCGGGTTAGTTGGAGTAGCGCCAGCAACAACTGGTGTTTTAGCGGCTTCGGGTATTGATTTCATCCCAGCCTAATTTCATTTAAAAAGGAAACAAAAATGAAAAAACTCGTAATCGCAACTATAGCATTATTGTCTGGTCTAGCATTTGCAGGATCAATTACTCTAGAAGGTCAAGATCAACTAGGGGATAAAGGTGCTAAAAATTCAATTAACGAATCAATCACAGTTAAAGAAGCAATCAATAAAACTTTTGCTGCTGATGTTGCAGGAACTAATTACCAACAATCAATTACATATGCATTAAGCACTCGTTTAGAAGCAGGTGTAACAGGTTCAATCCCAGTTGGTCCTGTTGGTGTTTATACACGTGTAGCACTTGGTGAGAAATATACTAATGGTACTAATTTTTCATATTGGAGTGTTGAGCCAGGCATTACATATACAATTGGAGCAGTAACTGCTAAAGTTGGATATCGTTATCGCACAGCAACTTCAAATCCAAATGTATATAATGACACAACAGATACCAGTCGTGTTGGTGTAAGTTATGCAATTACTAAGAAAGATGCAGTTGGCATTCGTTTCGATCGTGTAATTGGCGACAGTTTAAATCATAGTTATAATTTAAACTATACACGCGCATTCTAATTAATATTTAATATTATGTTCGAGTGATCTTAATTAATACCAAGACAGCGCAATCTTGGTATTAATATTTTAAAGGAATACAATGTTAAAGTATATAAACTTTACAAAGCCCACCTTACTAATATTAGCAGGGCTAATGGTTTTGAATGTTATTATAACCGTAGTACATTTTAAATTTCAAGAATTAAAAAACACACAATTTACAGATACTAAAATTACACTAAGTTTAAGAGAACAACAATTAGAGTGTTTAACAAGAAATATTTACTACGAAGCAGGCAGCGAACCTTTTGAAGGTAAGGTTGGAGTAGCTCAAGTTACTCTTAATAGAGCAGAATCTTCTGGGTTTCCTGGAGATATCTGTAAGGTAGTATACCAAAAAAATATAGTTTATGATAAACTAATATGCCAATTTAGTTGGTATTGCGAGACATCAAGTAAAATAAAACCTGTATATGGTCCTGCTTATGCCGAATCATATGAAGTTGCTAAAAAGGTTTTATTGGAAAATTTTAGATTGAATATATTAAAAGATGCTATGTATTTTCATGCGACCAATATTTCACCAAATTGGAATCACGAAAAAATAGCAACAATTGGGCACCACATATTTTATAAATGATTATGGAAAAAAAATTCCCCTTTATTAATGTCGAAGAAATTAGAACTTATTTTAGTACAACATTTGCAAAAGCTTCTGCTGAAACTATTGCATGGATCGGTCTTGTACTGATTTTAGCATCTACAATACCAACAATGCTTTCTATTATGTCTGGCCTATCAGACAAAATGCCCCCTGTTGATTTAATTCTGTTTATATGGGCAGGATTGTCTATGATGTTTATTAGAGCAACTATTGTAAAAGATATGTTGCACATTGTAACCATCGGAGCAGGATTTATTATTCACGCATCATTACTTGCACTAATATTATTTAAATAAAATGAATTTAAAAGAAGCAACTGCAGAAAAACATCGTGAGGCAGAATCATTGCCTTTTATTAAATCTATATTTGAATCTCGTGTTGACAAAGATCAATATGCAGATTATTTGTTTCAATTAGGGCTAATTTATTATTTCATTGAAGAAGGTCTAGGTGAAAAGTTTAAGTTGTTTGAATCTATGGAAGATTTAAAACGACATAAAGGAATAATTGAAGATTTCAATGAGCTATCAGACAAAAATATAAATTATATTGCTAGAGAATCTACTTTAGATTACTTTAAATACTTGTCTACAATTAATGACGCCAAACAAGCAATGGCTCATGTATATGTAAGGCACATGGGTGACCTATTTGGCGGTCAACAATTGGCAAAATGTGTGCCTGGATCTGCTAAAATGTATAAATTTGAGAATATTCGTGAGCTAATGACAACATTACGAGCAAAATTGAGTGATGATATGGCAGATGAAGCAAATATTGCGTTTGATTACAATATTAAGATGCTAAAGGAATACAAATAATGTCTTTAGCTTGGGATAAAGCATTGCCTTTGGCTGATAAATTGTTAAAAAAATTTAATGGGTATGTAATTGAAGAGCTAGATCCTAAATATAAGTTCGATAACTTACAATTTAAATGGCATAATTACATTTTTAAGAGCTTAAACTTTAGGCATGCACATATTCAGATCATTGATGCACGAGAATTTAAGAAAATTTGGGTATTGCACATGACAATTTTCCCAAAAATCAATGATCCATCGCCTATTTTTGGGTTTGACATTGTTTCTGGGCCAAATAAAATTACAGGTGCGTTCCATGACTTCTCAAAAATGGGCGATTGCTGGCTTGATACATTTTTTCAAGCAAAAAAGTTAAATTTAGGTTGGGAAAATTCAAGAAAATTGCCTGATTGGGCACTAGAAATTTTTAGTCCAGGCATGGTTGCAGTTGGAAACTTAAATTCTGAAGAAGAATTGGATAGATTGGATGGAATTGTAATAGACAATCTAAACGAATACCTATATAATGTAGGTAAAAATGATGGTATTATTGATTACACAGAAAAACAAAACAGATATTGTCATTTCCAAAAACAAAATCCACATACTCCAGCAATGATGGTAAACTTTGGCGTAAATCGAGAAGTTTTTATGCAGTATATGGATGAAGTATTATTTCCAGAAATAAAATGAATATAACAGAAGAAAATATAACACAAATGCTAACAGATGGTTTAGTAATTACAAAAAGATTTAGATCATCTAACGAATTTTCACTTTATATTGAAGAAAAAGTCATTTCTGATAAAATAGGATACATGGATGCAGTAATTCAGTATTGTGAAGAAATAGATATTGATATTGAATCAATTGCTAAACTAATTAATCAATCACTGAAGGATAAAATTCAAATTGAAGCAGAGGATCAAAATTATATGCGCTCGAGGGGTAAATTACCTTTATGATAATGGATGAATTTTCAGTTTATAGAATGTATATTGCATTGAAATTACATTTTACGACGGACAATTATGATGCTATAGCACAAAAAGGTAGAGTGAAAGCAAGTAGAATAGCTTTTAATAAAAGAAAAGACTTGTTTTCAATTAAAAAAATAGCAAAGACATATTCAGACGAAGATGTTGCTAATTTCCTAGTTGCTAATTTCTCATCAGGCGATAGATGGGGCGGAATGTTTGATACTGAAGCTAGTAAAAGATTTACTGAGTGGAAGAAGAAAATTGAAAGCCTATCTTATGTTTTTTCACAAGATTTGGATAATATTATATTAGAACTTGGGGAAGAAGGCTTAAAATTTGAAGATATGTTCAAGATCTCAAATGGTCAGCATCCATATATAATAAAAGCATTTCTTAGAAAAACAATTACGCTTGAAACTTTAGTTATCTTAGATAAAATTTATAATTTCTTAGATAATTTTAATTCTCAAATTACAGACACAGTTGTTTGGCCAGACATAGCTAGGTTAATTAAAAAATATAAACCTTTTTTAAAAATTAATATAGAAAAATATGATGCAACACTTAGAAGAAGACTCGAATAAGATAGTTATTTTGGAAAATAAGATTACTTCATTGGAAGAAGAACTTGATATATTACATCATATGATTAATCAACAACATGAATCAATTATGGCGACACAACAGTATCTAGTAAAACTAGCTCAAAGTCAAAATGACTTAGGTAAAAAAATATCAGCTTGGCCTTTTGTGAGAGTACCAAGTGAAACTAAAAAGAAACAAAATTAATTTTTAAAATGAGCAATTTTAAGAAAAATGATCTTTATGATCGTGAGAAAAAACTACACCGTGTAGAGAAAAAGAATAAAAACAATCTTGACAAGCATAAAAAGATTATATATAATGTAGTACCCGCATTAAAAGATGAGGATACGATTGATGAATATTTAGATTATGTTTATACAAAACAAAACTTCAAACGTCGTTAATACAACGCAAATACGAAAACCTAATACGAAAGGAAATTATTATGGCATTCACATCACTAGCTGACCTCCGCAAATCTAGAGGAGGTTTCGACAACCTAATGAAGGAAGTCGAAAAAATAGCAAATCCCCAATCAGGCGAATCTAAAGGCGATGACCGCTTCTGGCAACCAGAGGTAGACAAAGCAGGTAACGGTTATGCTGTTATTAGATTCTTAGCTCCACCTAAAGGGGAAGAACTACCATGGGTTAGAATTTGGAATCATGGATTTCAAGGTCCAACAGGCAAATGGTATATTGAAAATTCATTGACAACAATCGGTAAACCCGATCCTGTTTCTGAATACAATACTGAACTATGGAATTCAGGTTCAGAAGCAAACAAAGAAATTGCTCGCAAACAAAAACGCAAACTAACATACATTACTAATATCTTAGTTGTTCAAGATTCAAAACATCCTGAAAACGAAGGTAAAGTATTTCTATATAAGTTTGGTAAGAAAATCTTTGATAAAATTAAAGATGTAGCTGAGCCTCAATTT